CGTTTATGAAGAAGCATATACATGAGAGGAAGACTGGATTGAGTACGTTCTACTGGATAAATCTCATTTCCAGGAAGTGCTCGAACTATCTTGGTTTTTGTATCTGGAACATAACCTAACACAGTTTTAAATTGTCCAGATTTCTTGCCACAATGCTTTTCTGCGTGATACATTTATATAAAAGCTACATTAGAAATATTCTACTTTAGGGCTTGCTTATGGATATAAGGGCTGCTACGTCAGGAATGCAAGAAAAAAATAGAGAGTATAGAGAACACTCTTGTGCTCCCTATACTTTTGCTTTTGTTATTGTTAGCGTTTCGGGTTGTAATCAATGCCGGCAGCCTCAAAATATTTCTTTATTTCGGTGTCGTCTTTTGCTTCAAAAATTTCTGCATACACTTCCGGCAATTTCGCATATATTTCCGTATCTTCTTCGGTTGTGAAAATGTTTCTTTTGCGAATAGTTGTGCCCTCTACTACTGGCTTATTGTCTTTGAAGTTTTGCGCAATAACTTGCCGTTCTTCTTTCTTTACAATAACTAAGTTGTTTTTGTGGAAGTTTTGCAGAACTTCAAACAAACTTTTGCCGTTTGCGCGGTTGCAACCTTCAATAAGTTCAACGGTTGGTAGTTTGTTTATCATTTCTTGAGTGAAGTCCTCAGGCAATTTGTCCATATCTTCACAAAGGCGAAGCAAGCGAAATACGCTATTCATAGAAACCGCACCCGTTTTCACGAACTCGCCGTTTTCGTCAAATAAAGCCGTTACAAATGCTCCGAACTCCGTTCCCGAACTTGTAATTTTCTTTGATACAATTACGGGAATGATTGCCGTTCGATAATTTGCAGATAGTCCGTTATCACTTCCCGCACTTTGTGCGTTGTTTACGTAGTTTGCAATTTTACCGCTGTTGAACTTCTCAATGTTTAATACTGTTTTCATCTTGTTAAATTTTTTAAATTAATACTATATATAAATTCTATGAATGCGGGCAATAAGATAAGCCCGTTTTACTGTTGGCGAATGTGCGCACGCTGTTTTTAACTTCTTTCTTTACTTCTTTTGTTTTCATATCTTTTTTGGCTTTAATTGTTAAACAAATTTTTGAAGAAAAGGGAAAATTTATTTTCATTTTTCTTCAAATACCCTAGGGGGGTGTTAGAGGGTACTCTACTCACTCTCTCTACTTTCTCTCACTCTACTCTCACTCTACTCTCACTCTACTCTCACTCTACTTTCTCTCTCTATTCTCTCTACTCTCTCTCTCTCGCACATAATTTCTATAAATTTCCTATATATTTTTCATATAATTATTTTCATTATTTTCACAGAAGGGGGGGGGGATTATATTTAAGTACCTTTGTACCATTTTTTCTATCTGACTAAAATTTGCAATTCGCGAATTGCGAATCATATATATAATGTACGTGCTATACAAGAAAGCAAAAAATTGAGCAGAAGAGCGTATAAACTAAAAAATTCATATAGAAAGATATATTCAAAGCGAAAAGCGAAGCTTGAGCGTATTATATATAGTTCTTATTAAGTATAGATTAAGTATAGTTAGAGTAAAAATTTGTCCGCAATCGGTTAAATTTTGCTTTTGAATAGTTCAATTTTGAAAATGGTTTAGTAAAATTTTGCTAACTTATTGAGTATCAAACACTTAACAAACTTTAATGGTTAATATTTTTTACTGTTAAGAAATTGTCGTATCTTTGCAACATCAAATATTAAAAATGAGTATGGCAGAAAAAGTACCTCAGCACATTCGAGTTCCGAACGATATGTGCAAACAAAGTAACTTAGACCCGACTGATGTATATGTTTATAGCTATTTAAAGACCTATATGAATAAAGATACTTACGAGGCGTTTCCGTCAATGGAAACTATCGCAAAAGATGCCGGAATAAGTAAACCAACTGTCAATAAAGCTATCAAACATCTTGTCGCAAATGGAGATATAACTGTAAGAAAAGAAGGGAGAAGAAATATATACAAGTTTAACCCTCTCTCTAAAAATTTCGAAATGTTTACGTATAAGTTTATGAGGGATGTAGACCTCACCACACAACAAAGAATATACATCATTCTAACCCAACAGCATATGTACAAAGACGAAGAAGGGTATGGAAAAATGACATACTCCGATTCGGAATTAGCAGAGCAAATTGGATTAAGTGCGGCAACTATACATCGAAGAAATAAAGAATTGGAAAATAAAGGAGTCTTACAAATACTTGATACGGGAAAGAAAGATGAAATATCTGGATGTCCGATTCAACTAAAATTGTTCGACCTTACTAAGATAGCTCAAGATGTACTCTTTATTAAGAAGAAACTTGAAGAACACGATGAAAAGATTGAAGAAAATAGTAGAACAATAAAAATTTTATCGAATAAGATTGAGGAAATGCAACAAGAAATAAACAGATTGAGAGGAATAAATTCAAATCCAACTTTATAATTATATGAACGATATTACTTCAGAAAGAGAAAATTTTACATTTAATAATTTTGACGAACTAAAAGGCTTCTTAAAAGGAAAAACTATTTTAGTAGCTACAGCTTCAGATGCTGTAAAACTCAATAAAGTTCTTCAAAATTTAGAATTTGTGCACATTCCGCAGTTAGTTCTCATTGCGGATAATAGAAACAAGATAGTTTATAAAGTATCTGATACTTCATTCACAAGAGAATATTATGAAAATATAGATACTCCAAACATAGATTTAATAGGAGAAGATGTAATTGAAGAATATTTAAATCTAAAAGAACAACTGGTATATTCTATTCTTCCTTATCCTATTACCATTCTAGAAGCAAGAAATATGACATTAGCAAAACTTAATTCGCTCTACGAATTTGCTTCGAATATCTTAGATAAGATACCCGCCTATGATTTAGACGATTCTGATGTAGATTTTTTATTCGGACAATACGGATTAAATACGGCAAGAACAGTAGTTGATAATTACGAAATTCAAATAGACAATATTAAATATTTAGGATGATAGAAGAAATTCGCAGAAGTATAATATACCTTAAAAATGTTGAAGGGTATATCGAATCTTGTATAAATCAAATAAATGTTAAACAACAAGAACTTTCATCAAAAGAGCAAGAGTATGCAAAATTAATTTCCGAGAATAATGCTTTAAAAAAAGAAATTGAGGAATTGAAAAATAAACATACTGATGAATAAACAAGAAATAGACATGGTAGAAGAAGCCTTATATATGAATGCTTACATAGCAGATAATTATTTTATTTATTACTTTCCGGAAATGGAAACTATATTTTTATATTATGACTAAAAATCTAAAAGAAATAGTTCTTCAACAAATATACGACATTTTAGTCGGAAAGAAAACGAAATTGATAAACTAAAAGTTTTAATAACTTTACTTCAAACCTTAAATGGAGACGAATTAATAAATGGTTCTGAAAAGACTATACCAACTTCAAAGAATAATTATAAAAGCCCCTGTAAATCTTGCTCTAATTATTTACAAGCCAAAGCTTCTGGTACTCCATTAATTTGTAATTGTATATTAGGACTTTCTGAAATACGATGAGTGAAATTGTAATAACTTTTTCTGAGCCTTGGTACGACGAACCTATAATAACAAATACCGCATTTGATGAGGCTGTAAATAATTATGTAAAAGAATTAGTAAGAATGATTAAAGTAACTGATAATAAAGAAATAAAAGAAACTGTATTGTCTGGATTGAAACGAAACAAAGAAAAATATGGAAAAAGATATTGTCCTTGTTCTTTAGAAAGAACAGACGATACAGTATGTATGTGCAAAGAGTTCAGAGAGATGGATAAAGGAATTTGTCATTGTCAATTATATATAAAAGAATGATGCATCAATTAATAAATAGTTGGAATAAATAGTTGGAATAAATAGTTGGAATAAATAGTTGGAATAAATAGTTGGAATAAATAGTTGGAATAAATAGTTGGAATAAATAGTTTTAATAAATAGTTGGAATAAAACTCATAAACCTTATTTCTTAGTAGTTAATTGCTTTCCTTACTTCAGTACAGGAATTAATTTAGAAAGGTGGACTTTATATGTATATAATATGGATACTAGAGTAAAAGTATACGAATCTGAAGGGGAAAGTTTTATCAAGTTATATAACAAACTTGAGGACGAATGGGATAAAATAAAAGGCGACTCTGAATAGAGCCGCCTTTTTTATTTACAATATTCTCTTAAATTATTAAAAGAAATTTCCATACTAGAACTTTTCATATAAGGAGCAACTTCATCATCTTTAGCCATATATTCCCAACACTCCCTATCAGAAGGAAACTCTTTACACTCGATTTTAATACTTTTCAAGGGTCTGGAATGTTTATCTTTAGTCCAAACCCACACATCAAAAATAAAATTTCTCATAGACGTTAAAAATCCCCAATTATATTATCTTTACAAAATAGCTAACCCTGCCATTATTCCAATCGCGTCAGCTAGCACATCTTTCCAATCCCATCCAGAACCATCCTCTGTAAATTCATCATAAGTTTCTTTACTGAACGAAGCTACTAAAGCTGCCACCAATCCAATAACTGGACTAAAGATGATTCCTAATATTACTACAATTAAAAAGTTACAGATAAAGTGAGCAAACTTATCATTACTTTTCATCCACTGTATTATTTTCTTTATTATTTCCATTGTTAAATTTTTTCCAAATACCTGTTACTGAATCTATGCCAAGTAAAGCCATGACACAAATTAAAAATGTATCTATCATTAATGGTGCTTGAATTGTAGCTATAGTACAATATATTAATACTCCAATAGCTACAAACCATCCTGTTACTCCACACACTCTTTTAGATGATATTCCAGAATGTGAAGTAAACATTTGTTTTATGAATGTAATAAACCTCATTGTTATTGATTCTAAATATATACTACTAAATGGCTATTATTTGATTCATTTTTCATAATTCATTTATTTAATCATATATTTGCATTATTAACTCTAATATCTAAGATTATGAAAATAGTTCCAACCAAAGTTCTTGTTTATCATGCTCCAGAATCAAGTTCTCGTCCTCCCTGCGATTCTTGGCTACAATACTGGAGCGAAACGATAGGAGTTAAAATCCCCAAGTCTGGTTATGTTAAGTGCGATTGTTGTGGAGACGAACATTCCATTAAAGATTTTGTAGGTGCTCATGTAGTTTATGGAGATACGGTCTATATTTATCCTACCTGTAATATTTGTAATAATAAATACAAAGAATCACATATATTTGAAGGGGAATTTATGGCACTTAAGAAATGGCTATGTCCGCTTCCTCCCAAGCAAGATAGTCAATCTGGCGAATAATCTCGTCTGGAATACGGGAGAGCAATTTCCATGTTGTCTCTCCCTCATCTAATTCTGCAAATACATAAGAGTGGTCTGATTCTATCATATATTGTGTAATAATATCTTCTCCTCTCGTAAATGTAGACACTTCTACCATTCTGCCTAACTCTTCTAGTCCAAAAGGTATCATAGTGAAGTTAGCACAGTTTTGTTTAACCCATTTATTTAGTTCATTCATATCCATTTACTATAGTGTTGTATTAAATTTATTTATACCTTTGTAGTATGTTTAATTTCTAATATTATAGATTATGCTTAAATGTCCAAATCCTAAATGCTACAATTCTACATCTTTTGAAGTAGATAATATATCTATCAAAGGCACTAGACAAGGAGCCTATTTAGCTGTTAAATGCAGTAACTGTAATTGTATTGTCGGAATTATCGATAGCGATAATGTACCGTCTGAATTAGTAAAAATCAAAGAGGACATTCAAATATTAAAGAATAAACTAGATGCCATTAGTAAATAGCTATACTACCTAACTTAGGTACTACTATTACATCATATCCTTGAAACTGTTCTTTATAAACTTCAAGATGTTTTTCTAGTGTCTCTAAAGTAGCATCATATTGTACATACGCTACTTTTGTCTGTTGCTTTTTCATAGTTCATTTAATTGTTTGTGTTTTTGAGCAATCCCATAAAATAGAAATATTTTTCTTGGAGCATTGCTATAGTACCAATATCTATTAAAGGATTATGCGAAGTATCTTTAAAAAAGAATAGATAAGAAGTTGTGGATACGCCTAATTTATCTTTAAACTCATCCCACATATCTTTATCAATTTTAAACTCATCAATTACACCCTCTGCAACAAGAAGTTCATAAACTAGTTTTAAAGTCTTTAAATCATTTGCATTCAACCCCTTGTTGCTTTAAATAGTTTGCAAACTCAGCTGTCATATTACCAAATTTCATAGCTGTATTAGGTCTAGAATCTTTTCTATCTCCCAATGCCTTTATCAATCTGTTAGTGTAATCTTCTCCTAATTCTTTTTGCTTCTTGTAACTCTTTTTATTGCTTGCTTTCCAGCATATTTTACTCCTTTACCAAGTAAAGCTGCAATACCAGTTCCTAATCCCATTACATCTGTAATGTTAAGAAATCCATTCAAGTTATTCAAACCTTCTTGTGTTTTCTTAGCTTCCATGTAATCGTTATAACCTCTATCAGCTTGTTTACTGGCTTGCTCATGTTGCCACCTATTTCTATTATCTTGTGATAATATAGGTTGAGGAGTTGGAGTATATGTTCTCTTTATAGGACTAAGTGGAATCGCAGGTCTATAATCAGCAACAGCATCCCTTCTCTGAATACCTTGTGCTGGCTCTTGATACTTAGCAACTCCACCTTTCTTATATTTCCAGCTAAAGGTACTTTCATACATTTGTCTATTCTGATTTCTACGAATCTTTAGACCTCTTGCTTGGTGTTCTCCATGATTCATCTCTTTCTTTGCACCAGCATCATTCCCTGTCCTTAAATGTGATTGCAGTCTTTTACTGTTCTTGAACTTATTCCAGCCAACATTATAGATTAAATCATTTAATGCTGTCTTTTCTCCTAAATTCAAATTATCGTAATAAGGCATTGTTGCCAGAGAATCGGCTCCCATTTGTAAGTGCTGTATCAAATGTTTAGATGCTTCTTCCTCTGTAATGCCATTTCTATATTTACGTATTAGCTTTGGGTCGGTAAGCCCGTATCCTACAGTCCATTTACCGTCTGTCTTATCCTTTTCTGGCTTAGGTCTAAATCCTTCTTTGCTCTTTATGAAGTCTATCAGTCTTATATCATAAGGAGACATTTTTTCGGATGTCTTTTGTCCAAATTCAAGGGCTTTCTTTATTAATAGTTCTTCTGACTTGCTACCGTTCTGTGCTTTAATAATTCCACCTTCTGCAAACTTGTTATATACATTCGCTAAAGATGTGGCATAATTAGTAGCTTCTGCATATTTTCTCTTGCCTTTATTAGCTCCACTTAGTTTAGATATGAATTTATCAATATCATCGTTCTCGTCAAAATCATATAGTCTCTTTAAAAATTGAATTTTATCTACTGCATACTCATCCATAGAATTATAGGCTCTAAATCTTTGCTTAATTGGATTCCCTTTGGCATCATGGTCTTTACCTTCTACATAGGCTCCTTTCCATGAACTGCCAGTAGTCAGATTGCCAAAATTGAATTTTCCTTGCGCAGAACGTCCCCATCCACTTTCCAAAGCATCTTGAGATATCAGCATCCTTATTGCATTATCATTAGTAATTCCGGCTTTCTTATAAGCATTAGTAAGGTCAGACACCCATTCATTCTTATTTGAATAAGGACTTTTCCAAGTTTCAGAAGATTTAGGAATTTTTTTCGAGGGGACTTCAGAATTTATTTCTTTAAGTTCTTGAGCTTCTGAATTTGTAGTAGATTTCTTAGCTTCTTCTATTACTTTCGCTTGCCGTTTTTTAATGGGATTAGTAACTATTTCAGTCTCTAATTCTGGGGCATTGAAATCAATCGCTGGGGGAATGTACGGGTCTATACTGTTATATATGGAAAATAAAGTTCCCCCTTCTTGTTTCTTAATTACTGCCTTTTTTAAATCTGGAGTCGGAGAAGTAGATTTTACTACTTTTTTTCTTTTATCCCGTTTGTTTCCGAGGAGTTGTTTGTGTTTTTTTAATAAACTAGATTCTTTAAATTTCATTATCATTAACCTTTTAATAAATTTAAAAGTTAATTGGTGAAATTTTTTCGTAATAAATTTATAAAACTTTCACCATCTATATTATTACATCTAAGAATAACTCCTCCATTTTTATGCTTCCATTTAGCAGCATTTCTGGCAAAGTTAGCTCTCTTCTTTTGCAACGGAGTGGCGTTAGGGTTGTTTAATACAGAGCGTGCATGTTCTTGAACACTTTGTCCAGCTCTCTTTGCAGATGCTGTAAACTTGCCTCTATTTTCTTTTTTAATATGAATTCCACTTCCATTTTTACATCTAGGAACTAGACGTCCTCCTCGTTTAAAACGTAGAGCAGCGTCATAACTTAAACTTTCTAAGTATGCTAGTGCAGCATTCTTTAAAGATTCCGATAAACTAATTTTTCCTATCATAGTATAAATTATTAATAAATTTATTTTGTAGACTACAAAAATATCGCTAAATTTGCACATTAACAAATGAATAGTGATATTATATGGAATAATGTAGAAAATGTTAAAAAAGATTTTAAAAGCAAGTATTTAACTAAATTTAAAAAGAAGTATTGTATTTAACATGTTAGATTTCTTCAAAAAGGTGTTTAGCTATATCGACAAAATCAATCCTACAGTTAAAACAATTATCATTGTAGCCTTATTATTTTGGTGTACTCAAGTATGTTTAGTAAATCAAGGTAAGGTATTTATAACTGATTACATTGAATCTGTTGAATATAGCAACAGAAAAGCAGAGGAATACTCTATTAAAATGTCACCCAAAATTAAACAGCAGATTGAAAATATTGAGAATAAAGATGCAGATGCTACAAACGTAATTCTAATATCGTTTCACAACACAAAGAAAAGTCTACAAGGATTTTCATATATGTTTTTAACAGCATTAACTGATTCTCCAACAGGGTTAGCAGACAGCTATACTGGACTTTGGAGTGACCTTCCTTACTTGCAATATTCTGACGAAGTAGAAAAGATACGAAGATTAGGATTTTTAAGAACCGATTCTATCGGGTTCCTAAAAGAAGATTTTCCTCAGTTTTATAAAAAGTTGAGACAATGTGAAGCGCACGCTGCAGCTATCTATCCAATTGATGGCATTGATTCAGATGGAGCGACAGCTCCAATAGGGTTAATTGTTATACTCTACGATAAGCCTAAACAATACTATTTAGGATATTATAATACTTGTATTGCACCATCCACACAAATACTTTCTACGTTACTAAATTATAATGCAACGATAAACAAAAAATAATACGAGCATGAAAATTGATAAAAAGAATGGTGAAGTTTGCTATAATGATGAAGCACATCTTTACTGGAATGAAAATGACAACTCTAAGTACATTTCTGTAACTACTCTTATTCACCAATTTACTCAACCTTTTGATAAAGAATTCTGGAGCGCATATAAAGCTTTAGAAAAACTTATACCTAAAGAGAATTGGGGAATAGAAAAAAAATCATTACTTACCACAAAAAGATTCGATACATCAATCTTGGATTTATATGATATTTCTACTGAAGAGTTTAATAAGATACAAGAAGGAATACTAGAGGAATGGGAAAAGACTAATAAAGAGTCTTGTGAAAGAGGCACTAAAATCCATGCTGAGCTTGAAAATCAATATTATAAAAAGCCCAAGGATATTAGTTTAAAAAAATTTGGATTAGGTGGGAAATTTGAATGCAGACAGGGTTATACAGATTTAGATTTAGAAAATGGAGTATATCCAGAATACCTTATCTATTATCAATCAGAAGACGGAACCTTGAGAGTAGCAGGTCAGATTGACCTTTTAATTAAAAACGGAAACGATATCTACATAGTAGATTATAAAACTAATAAGAAAATCGACCAGAAATCTGGATTTGATACAACTACTAAAAGAAATGCTACTATGTTATATCCCCTTAATAATTTAATGGATTGTAATTATATGCACTATACTATGCAGTTAAGTACATATGCTTACATGCTTCAACAATTAAATCCGGATTTTGTAATTAAAGAACTCATTATGGTTCATTATGACCATGAGGGAAATGAAACTATTTATAATTTGGAATACTTAAAAGAGGATGTAAAAAGATTATTTTCTTTCCATAAAAAGAATGTAGTAAAAGAACAACAAAGAGCAAAAAGACAAAGAATAGAATATTAATCTGAGTAGAAAAAGTAATAAAAGGAACATTTTTAAAGCCTTTAATACGCTTTAAATGTTAAGCAATGATAATTAATAGTCGAAAGGATTAATACTGTTCTATATAATATGGAAATAGGAAATATAGTAACCGGGCATTTAAATGAGGTTCTTAGTCTTAATCAAGACATTTCAGAACCTAGGATGAGGATTTGTTTGAAATGTCCTCTTTATACCCCAAAGCTTGGCGGTATGTGTAATATGAGATTATGGCTAAACCCTGAAACAGGGGATGTAAGTACTGAGAAAAAAGATGGTTATTATAGAGGATGCGGGTGTAGATTAAGAGCTAAAACTACTTTATCGAGGGAAAACTGTCCCGCAAGAAAATGGTAATTAAATTGAAAATGAATTATGGAAAACAAAACATTTAATCCGCAATCATTAGAATTGCACAACGTAGAAGAAGTTAAGGTTGCACAACAAGTCGTAGGTCTTGAGTCAGGGGCTCAGCATTTTGTTTTAAATTCTGCAGAAGATGTAGAAGAAAGGATGAAACGAGATGCTGCTGTAAAGTTTAATAATTCAGTAGACGAATATACTGCTAAAATGGACTCTTATATTGAGGATGTTAATACAAGAGCTAAGAGTATTGCTGATAATATGAACGGGCTGGAAATTATGCCAGTTTTTAATTATATGATAATTAGACCTTATGACCAAAACCCCTATCAAAAAATTAAAGTAAGCTCAACTGGACTTATCTATGATTTAGGAGGACATAAACCAGAATTTAAAAATAGAGACAATGGAGAAATAGAAGAAGAAGAGAATTTTATCATGGTAGGTAAAGTTATAGAAGTTGGTCCAGAAACCAAATATGTCAGAGAAGGAGATGATGTATTCTTCACTAAACCTTCTCAAACTCCAATTCCATTCTTTAAAATGGGACTCGTATATTTGTCTGAATTGCGCGTGCTTGCGGTAGTAAATGAAAAATTAAGACAGCGCTTTTTAAAAGCTGCTCAAGGAAAATTAACAGCTTATAATAAATACTAATATGGAAGAAAAAATATTCTTTTTGCCTGGAGATACAGTTACTCTGAAGCAAGATTTGCCTAATAAGCCAATTATGTTGGTTGTACAGAAAGAACTTTATTCTCTTCGTCCTAAAAGTAAAACTGAAGAAAAAAGTCCTTTAAAAGGAATTAAATGCAGGTGGTTTACAGTTGATGGATTAATGCAAGAAGCCATCTTTAATACAAAGGACCTGATAAAGGTATAGTAAAAATAATAAATATATTAACAGATAAGGAAAGTTATTAAATTAGCTTTCCTTTATTTTTATAAATATGGTGAAAAAAATAACATTCGACCCTGAACTGATGGGTCATATTAAGACTATTTATGGAGATGCTAGCTTAGATGAAAAGACTTTAAAACAACTTCATCAAACGTGGAAAAGCAATCCAGATATCATACGGAATACTGCCAAACAAAAGAAGTCCACAGCCCCACTAAAAGGAGTTTCATTTAACGTTCCAGGTACATCTAGTAAGCCGTCTAAATTACAGACAGTTTCTGAAATTGCTCAGGATGATTTAAGAGGAGTTAAATCATTCAATACTGCTTTTAAAGAGGCAAGAAATAGAGGACTTAAGCAATTTCAATGGGGAAAGGGTACATATACTACTCAGATAGCAGACAATCCTACCAAAAGTAAGGGTAAACCAGCTAACGAAATCCCAGAAGTTGTAATCACAGCTCCTAGGATACCACGTTCTTATAAGCATTATGGTAAAAAATTTGAGTCTAATGATGAACCTGTCACATTAAGGTCGTATTCTTATTATAGAAACAGCATAGACCCTATGATTCCCGCAGAACCTTTAAAGCCATTTCCACCTATTGCCCCTTCTGCAGGCGCCCCAACATTATCTGTTGAGCAACTTCCTATCACTGGAAGAATTTCTTCTCAAGGGCCTTATAGAACCATAGGACCTAGTTCAAGAAGATTTAATCAAGGAAATGACTTTATGATGATAACTGATGAGAATTTAACAGTATCTCCTGGTGATAATCCTATATATGAAAAAATTGGAAATTATGCTGAATATCCTTACGTACAGCAATTTATGTGGGGAACTAATAAATTCAAACAGGGAGGAAAGCTAGATGAAAAACAGAAGGCGTTTGTGGCTTATCTCATAGAAATTTCTGGAGCTAAATCTGAATCTGAATTAAATCAATATATACAAGAACTCGGAGAAGAAGGGTTACAAGAACAACGTAAACAATTTGAACAACTTATGACGCAAGGAACTGAACAAATACAAACTGCAGCTAAAGGTGCAAAACTTAATTATATAAAAGCGTTAAGAGGTCAATGCCCCGAAGGCTTTGAAATGAATTATTTTAAAAAAGGTGGAGTAATTTGTAGCAAATGTATAAAAAAAGCGCAAGCTCAACAAGCAACTCCCAAAGCAGAAAAAGGAACTAAAGTAGTTAGAGATTTTAGAGCTGAGATGGATAAATGTGGAGGTAAGATGAAAAAGAAATCAACAAAGAAGCAGACTGGAGGCCCAATTATTGAAAAGGACCAAGGCGGAAATAAAATGTTGAGTGAAAAGGATTGGAAAAAGAAAGTAGATAGTGAAGCAAAAGCAGATTCTGCTGCATACGCAAAAGCATATCCGAACAGTGAAATAGCTAAAAAATTCAACAAAGACAATCCTTCTAAAAAGAAGCCTATAAAGAAACCTGCGAAAAAACAAGGAGGTGGAGTTATTAGCGATTTTCAAAGAAGTCTTATGAATAAACAAATCGCGAAGAAAGGTTTAGTTGGAGCATCTACTATTTTTCAAAAAATTGCTAACAAAGGAGGAAAACATGCACAAGCCTTTAGTAATATGAAACAAGAGATAGATAATCAAGTAATGTCTAATTCCCCTCTTGGAAAACCAGTATTTTCTGCAAATAATCAAGCAGCCCCAACTCCAAAAGTAGGATATCGAGTTCCGAATCAATCACCTATTAGTTGGCAATCAAGACAAGTACAACAAAACGGAATAACATTTAATCAAAGTTCACCAGTTTCTTATGAAATAGGAACTGCTTATCGTTAATTTAATCCATTATGCAGAAAATATTTCTATATGATAGTGTTAATAATAGAGTAGAGCTTAATGTGCCTGAAATTCTTTTAATAAGAGAATTTGGGGCGTTGATGGATAATAAGAGAAATATTACGCCTAAGGATAAGAAGGGAGAACATGGAGAAAGAGCATTTAGAGAATTTAAATATATCTGGCTTGCTCTTGACTGGTTATCCCCCTACTCAGATTATTCAGAACAAGAAAGGCATCAAGAAGCATTAAAGGATGCTGGACTTACAGAAGAAGAATTTAATGACCCATTATTTAGAGCAGCTTGTAGAAAGTATAGAGCCTTACAAGAAGAAACTCGTTCTATAAAAATGTTAAAGGCTGCACAAAACACAGTCGATAAATTCATTGATTATTTTAATAATATAGACCCAGAAGAAAGAGATTTACAAACTGGAAAGCCAATCTTCAAGGTTAAAGACATTATGGCTGAAATTTCTAGTTTATCTAAAGTAAATGATGAATTAAAACTTTTAGAAGGACAAGTAAAGAAAGAAGTATCTGAACAATCTATTCTAAGAGCCGGTGCAGTTGAAGGGTTTATACCTAAAGGATTTTAAGTATGGCTAGAGGTAGAAAGAAAAAATCTGAAACTCCTGCAGTTACTATTCCAGCTCGAATCCAACAAATAGTAAAAGAAGTTCAGCAAAAAGAAGACCTTGAATTTAAACAAGAACTTGATAATTTAATAGAAACTAAATATCATTCGGAATGGGATGTAAGAATAGGAGAGAGAATTGAGTTTTTTGATTCTACTCTCTCCTATGAACTTACAGGATATAAACCTATCGATAAAACTCGTGGGTTGGATTTTAAATGGGAGTGGTTTACAGAAGCCAGAGATGGATTCTTGAGAACTGGACATTATGGAGGATTTAGGCCAGGAACAAAACCATATGCTGATTTTTGGACTCAAGAATATATACGTTGTAGAGATGGAATGACTGTTAATGGTTATACAATCACTGGTGATAATTATTTCTTTTTAAATTATTATCAATTAATGGACTTAACTTCTGCGGATAAAGCTGGAGCCGGTAGAGTTTATGCCTTTCCATCATTTTATGTAAAACAATATGAATATTTTCATTATATTGAATTATGTAAACGGTTACGTAAAAATGCTATCGGGTTAAAAGCTCGTGGAGTTGGATTCTCAGAAATAGGTGCAGCAATTGCAGTAAATACATACAATTGTAGACGTAACGCTATTGTGGTGATTGCAGCTCAACTTGATAATTATGTATCTAAAACATTAGATAAGTGCTGGAAACAACTTGACTGGATAAATGATAGCACAGATGGGGGATTCTTTAAGTTGAGACAAATCCAAGATACTGCGATGGCTAAAAGAGCATCTCATTATAAAGTAGTCAACGGTCAAAAAATCGAAGAAGGATGGATGTCTGAAATTACAGGAATTGTGGCTGATAAGCCTAATAAAATTCGTGGAGACCGTACTGACTTACTTATATACGAAGAAAGTGGCTCCTGGCCCAAATGGAAAAAAGCTTTCATGCAGGGAGATGCTTTAGTAGGAATTCAGGGAGCTAGATTCGGAATTAAAATGGCTTGGGGTACTGGTGGAGACAGTGGTCCTGCGCTAGAGGGACTTGCTGATGCTTACGAAAAACCTTGGGTTTATGATGCATTACCTTACCGGCATAATTATACTATGGACGGAGCAGAGATAATCTCTGCATATTTTATTCCAGCTTATTCAATCGTTAACGACCCTAATCATCCTGAACTTACTGATAAAAGAGGATGGACAAATCCAGAAAAGGCTAAAGCTTATTATGAAGCAGAGCGCGACAAGAAGGTAAATGACCCAGAGGCTTTAGTAATTTATTGTGCCGAATATTGTTTTAATGCAGACGAAGCATTAGCTCTAGAAGGAATCAATAAGTTCAACAAAGTTTTAATTGCTGAACAACTTGCAACTATTAGAGCAGACAAGATGGGTAAACCTATCGAGCATGGGATGTTAGAGTATTCTTTTAATGGAACTCATAAAAGAGAAAATATAACTGGATTTAAATGGATAAAAAATTCAGGAGGAAAGGTTCATATTAGAGAACATCCAGTTTGGACCACAGTCGAATATGATGATGTAGGACGTCCCATCTGTAGACCGAAAATGAATAATATGTATGTAGCCGGAATAGATAGTATTGATATTGGACAAAAAGATACATCCGAAGCTACTAAAGACCCTTCTGATTTTTGTATTGTAATTAAGAAAAGAGTTATAGGGCAAGGAGACCCAGAGTATGTTGCCTATTATAAAGATAGACCTAATGATGTCCGAGAAGCATATAAAATGGCAGTTAGACTAATGGAATATTATAATTGTAAATGTGTACTTGAAGCATCTAAGGTATCTATTCTTACATGGGCAAGAGAAAATAAATATCTAAATCTCTTTATGAGAAGACCTAGAGCTACAATGCCAGATATTAATTCTGGGCTTAGTAAAGCCTACGGTGCTCCAGCCACTGTTGCCGTAATTGACCATCAAACGGACTTAATTGCTGCATTTGTAAATGACTATTACCATACTATTTGGTTCCCAGAAATGTTGGATGAATTGAATAGATATACAGACGAAAATAAGAGAAAGTTTGATATCGTCGCAGCTATGGGCATGGCTGAATTAGCTGACGAAGAATTAGGTGGTATAGTTGCAAAACAGGTAGAAGATATTAGTTCAAAATTTGAAGATTTTGGATATTACTATGACGAGCGAGGAATAAAAAAATGGGGAATAATTCCTGAATCTAAATCTAATATTCCAAAATATAATTTATACGAATACCATGACTACGGAGGAATTAGAAGTAGCAATCCGCGATATCATTCGGGATATTTACTGTAAAGAATATGTTAGCAAATTAATTATAACAGAATTACCTGAAGGAGGATATTCTGCTAAGTTTGCTTTAAATAATATAGACAAACCCTTAGTAATATCTGCTCAATTAGATGCCATAGATTTTCTTAAATTTATGCGAGAAGAACTCAGAACAAAAAGTCTTTGGAGAGTAGAATATTCACTTGGATACAAAACGTATCCAGAAGATTGTAAAGAAGAAGACGTTAATAGAATTGAACCAATATATGAAAAATACTAAAAAAGATAGCGAATTAATAGAAAAAACTGATAGAGCTATCTCAGAACTAGTATATCCGAAATATAGATTACAAAAAGCATACAACTATTACAATTGTAAAAGGGACGCAGAGCAATATAGATATTTAGAAGAAAATTTTGGATTGGGTCAAGCTACATCGGTGGAATTTATTCCTTTGATTAGAAAGCATGTGGATGCATTAGTCGGAGAATTTTTAGGAACTCCTATTATTCCAAAAGTATCCTGCAAGGATTCTGAAACAATAAGCAATATTTCTAGAGAAAAAGAAATTTCTATTTCTTCCGAAGTCTATTATTTTCTTCAGGCTCATTTACAAAACGCAATGTTAAAATTTGTTGATGGGCAAAATATAACTGATACTTATATAGAAAAACAGCTTCAAAAGCTTATCAGCGATTTAGACCAATCTTTTACATCTCAATACGAAATAGCTGCGCAGAATGTTGTAGAATATATTATGCAATCAAGGAATACTGATATGATAACAAAACTCAGAACTTTGCTTCTTGATTTGCTTATTACTGGATATACATTTTATAGAGTAAAACCTTCTCCAGAAAAAACTAATGTCGCCATTGAAGTTTTAAACCCGCTAAATACATTTATAGATAGAAACCCAGAATCTATATATATAAAGGATTCTTACAGAGTGGTAGTACGTAAATGGCTGACAAAAGCTCAAATTCTTAACTGCTATGGAAGAGAATTATCGAAAGATGATATTGCCAAAATAAAGGATATGTGGCATGAGAGTTTCGATACTTCTCATTATTATGTAAGGTCCTTTACTGACCAAAAAACTGGAGAACCTTTAACGGATGGATTAGATGCTGGAAGAGAAATAGTTCCAGGTTTCCCTGATGAAAATATCCAATCCTATAATTACAAATTAATTCCTGTTTATGAAGTTGAATGGACGGAAACAGATAAAGATTTCGTAATGCAGAGGTATGAAACTGTAAGGATTGGACAAGAAATTTATATTCTGAAAGGAGAATCTGAAAATGTTATAAGAAGTAAAGATAATCCAGCTTACTGTGGATTAAGCGTTAACGGAGTTTATTTTAACGATAGAAATAACGAACCTTTCTCTCTTGTATTAGCTTGCGCTAACCTTCAAGACAAATACGATTTATTACATTTTTTCCGAGATAATTTGATAGCCAACAGCGGAACAACCGGAGACTGGCTAGATTTATCTGTACTTCCGACAGCATTAGGAGTTAAACTTCCAGAACGTATTCAAAAATGGATAGCATATAAAAAATCTGGAGTTGCTTTAATTGACACATCTCAAGAAGGACGTCAGTTCAATAACAACACGACGTTCTCTGGATTTGATGATACAGTAAAAGCTCAAACAATACAAGGTATTCAGTTAGCTATTGAAGCTACAGAACAAACTACTAGTTCAATAACAGGAGTGTTCAGAGAAAGGCTTAACGGAATACAACAAAAGGATGCAGTTACTAATGTACAAACAAGTCTTAATAATTCATTTATAATTACTAAAAAATATTACCAACAAATGGATTTAGTAACTAATGAAATGTTATTAGATTGTTTAAATATTGCGAAAATAGTATACAAAAATGGATTAACTGGGACTCTTATATTAGGAGATAAATTTCAAAAAGTTTTCACCGCCCTTCCAGAACACTTCACGCTTAGCGATTTCGATATTCATATCATCACAAGTACTGATGTTATTCAAGATATGGAAGCCATACGAGCTGTTATTCCTGAATTTATAAAGGCCGGAAATTTGGACCCAAGCATTATATTCGAAGCATTAACAGCTAAAAGTTTAACTGAACTTAAATATAAAGCTCAAAAAGCGCTTAGTGTTCAAAAAGAAGAAAACAATCAAGCTCAACAGTTGGCTCAACAAAACGAACAACTACAACAACAGGTACAACAACTTCAACAGCAACTTCAACAAGCCCAGACTAAGCTTGAAAGTCTCAATGAAGCTAAATTACAACTCGAACAACAAAAAGTTGACAATGAAAGAGAGCTTGGATGGTTTACTGCTAAAAGTGATGCAAGATATAAAACCGCCCAGGCAGAAAACGATACCAAGAGAACAGAAGTTGAAGTACTTCAATTATATGATAATAATCCATATAACGACAAAATAAAACAAGTTTAAAATGGAATTAAAAATACAAGTTTGTGCTGACGATTCTTGTAAAGTGATTGTCAAAGATATTACAGAAGTAGGAGATAACGGTTATTTACCGGAATCTTCTGCTGTAACTGTAAAAAATAGGTTTAAATATTCTGATACTGTTTCTATAGATGTATTACAATATAATAAAACTACTGGTCCGGAAGTTCAAGTTCCTACTTATACTGAACATTCTGATGTAGTTAAACCGATTGTTCTTCCTGTCGGATTCGATGGATGGTTCGATGTAGTTCATATCGTTTTACCTTCACAAGAGTGGTTTGTAAAAGAACAAGAGAAAGAGGCCGGGTCGGCTCTTCCCATTTATGATACCGTTTATTTTTCCGATGGAAAAAATGTATATAAATATATAAACGAGGAAGTATCCGCGGTAGAGTTATCAGAAATTATAGAGAGAAATGAGGAAGGCACAACTATTTCTAGAATAAGTGAAAATTATGTGTCCATTTGTTTTCTTAAGAAATGTTATATATCTTTGTGCCAGCAAATATTTAATAATAGAGGATTTAGTAAATGCTGGGGTAAAAGTGCTCAAATCGGAGAATTGACTTATAGAAGAGATTTAGTTTGGATGGCAATTAATGTTATCGAGTATATGACTGAATTTAATCAGCTAGCCGAAGTCGAGAGAGTAATAGAACAAATAGGAGGTTGCAATGGATTATGCAAGTCAGAGTTTAAACAGATTCCTAATCACGGATGCGGATGCAGTAAGTAATCTCAAGGAAAAGGTTATTTGTGAATACCAAGATTTACTTCATTCTTTAGAAAAAGGATATAAATTAGATTATCAATTAATCCTTGAACAAATAAGTTTAATTGATTTGCTTGAGAACAACGAGATAGATGATACAAAGTCTATGTTTATTTCACAATTTTATATTAATAATAGATGGCAGGTAAAGCTATTTTAACCCCTGGAAATTCTGGAGGACAAGCTTGTCTTCAAGCAGAGCCAGTTAAAGATACTACACAGTATCTAGAGAAAGATAATTTTCTAGGAGAATACAGTGAGGAAAGTGAAAAACAGTTAGTAATAGAAAATCTTGGGGTCTACCCTAAAACTTCTGTTTATACTAAATTAGAGTCTGACACCATTGCTAAGCAATTAATTAAAGATGCCTTTACAACGCATTTAAATTCAGACGACCCTCATGGTATTTTACCTCAGGTGGATTCAAAAATAACAGGAATGGTAAAAGACGACGGAAGTACTCCGTTTAAGGCTCCGCAATCAGGAGTTGACCCTATTACTGAATTCCACTTAACTACAAAAAGATTTGTGACCAATTTATTGGATAGTCACTTACGCGCAGATGACCCACATCATATAATGGATAAGGTAAACGAAGCTCTTGCTGTTTATGTAAAACTTTCTCAAGTATACTTAAAACAAGAGGTTTATAAAAAGAATGAAGTTGATGCCTTATTCAGCCCTTATATTAAAAAAGACGGAACTACTCCATTTGTAAAAGCTCAATTAGGAGTTGACCCTATCGCAGAAAGTCATTTAGCTACTAAAAGATATGTAGACTCTGTAATGAGTAATCATTTGGTTGATATCGACCCTCATGGGTTCATGACTATTCTCAATCAAAGACTTGCTTTATATTACAAAAAAAGCGATACCTATTCAAAAGCTGAAACTTATTCTAGAGCTCAAATTGATAGTATTATCAATAGTTTAGTTGTAGAGGCTGCAAAAGGAGCTATTGAGGAACACATAAACGCATATGACCCACATGGAACTTTAAGGGAAATCTATGGAAAACACTATGTACAGCGTGATGGAACAATTCCGTTCACAGCTCCACAATCAGGAGTTGAAGGTACTGAAGACAGCCATTTAGTTATATTAGGTCAATTAAATAAACAAATAGGCAATCTCAAAGAAGAACTTCAAAAAGAAATTAAAAATAATCAGCCTATATGGAAAACTAGTGGCCCAGTTCAAACAACCGTAGGTTTTGTAGAGGATAATTCAGAAGTGGCTGATGAGGTTACATTTCAAGAAGCTATGGATGCTATTTTTTACGGACAAGCAGTTGCAGTTAGTGCTCCTCCCACTGCTATAGTAGGGGAATCAGTTATTGTGGATATGCAAGTACATGGTGTAATTGCTCTGCAACATGCAGAATTATTTCAAAATGGAATATTGATTGGAACATTTACTGAAGAAGATTTTGAAAATGGAACCCATTCAGTTGAATCTAACCCAATCACAGAAGACACAGAATTTAAATTTGTAGTAACATTGATTAGTGGAGTAGAACATATTGCTACATGCACAACTAAAGTTGCTTTACCAATATTTGTAGGTTTACTTCCTCAATGGAAGACAGCGTCTACTGTATCGTTTGAATATTTACAAGAACTTGCTGATTCAGACTCTACAAATAATAAGTTTGTTGCTTCTGGAGATTCAGTATCAGAAATTACACATAAATATAATTTCTCTACTCCATCAGAACCTAAACATTTGTTTGTTGCAATGCCCAAGAATTATCCGGATTTAGTAGAGGTAATAACTCCTGCACAAAATTTCGGAATTGAAGCATTTGATGTAATTAGTGATATACCATTCCAAGTTCCGGGAGCTATTAATGATGTAATTTATAAATTATATGTTTACAAACAAGTACTAGCTTTTCTTAACTCTGAAGTAACTTATAAATTTCAATCAATCACACAACCTTAAAGAATGGGACAATATAGTGAATTAATAGGCAGCTTTAGCAGAACTGGAAATTTCCCGCTTGAAAACAATTATATTTTTGAGAGTGAAGCTGCTTTAAAAGAGTTTTATAGTCTTCCAGAAAATAATGCAACCCTTCATAAAGGATTGTTTAAAATAGTAGCAAACTCTACTTCAGATGAACAATCTCTGTGGTGGGTGGTAAGAAAACAGACAAATGATGAATTAGAGTTTAAACAACTTATTACATTCACAGATGTCAATGATTTAAACAGTAAACTGAAGGAACTGGAAGAAAAACTAAATCAGGAAATACAAGATAGACAAACTGCAGACGATGCAATCTGGGGCGATACTGACCATACCGCAATTCCCGAAGGATTGAATAGCTTAAAGAAACTTGCTAGGGCTATAGAAAACCTAAGAACTGAGTTAGATAAACTTACTGAAAAGGTTTCTACAATTAAAGAAGAACTTCAAGCTGTCGTCGGAACTTCAGTAGAAGATATTAAAGGCTATTTAGCTACTTTAAATTATTCTTCGTTAACTGCAGTATCTAATGAACTACATAGATTTTTGAGTACTAAGGATACTGCCAATATTCAAATTAATACATTTCCGGAACTACAAGATTTTTTAACCGGATTTACTGATTCAGATACGTTAAAAGATGCTCTTGCCAAAGTGGTATCCAGTATTATGGGAGACCCACTTCCTACTTCTAATTTTAGAACTCTTAGAGGTATTGAAGATTTTGTAAGGGCTCTGCAAAGCACATTAGAGAATAAGGATATTAATATTCAGTCTGAATTAGACCAAACTCAGATAGGAGTTGGATTAAGTGGAGACGGAGCTTATAATCCTGACCAATCCACCACGTATTTAAAAGAAGCTACTTCAGTTATGAATGCTTTAAAAATATTGGATGGATTAATTAATGAAGCAATTAATAATGTAAATATTCAAGCTGTAGACACTAATACTGTAGATTTAACCATTAACAAAACTGTTGATAAAACTGAAATTTCAGGTATTGTAAAAATATCTACAGTTGATGGAAATAGTGTTATTACCAAAAATGATGGAATCTTTTGTAAGATTGCTTCTACTTACGAAAACGGAATCTTAATCATTAAAGTCAATGATGCAATTGTAGGGCAACATGTTATAGGATTATCTACAGTTGTAGAAGATGCTAAATATGACCCTGACCAAGAAGCCATTGTAATTACCTTCAAATTACTGGATGGAACCAAACAAGTAGTTAATATTCCAGTAGGGAGTTTAATTAGAGAATGGGTTATAGACAATTCAGACCCCAATAAAGTAGTTGAGCTTACTAAAGTGGAACAATTGGGAATTGGACCGGACAAGCTATCTGCGGATGTTAGACTGTTTGTTGGAGAGAATAATTTACTACAAAAGAAAGGTAATGCTTTATATGCAGGAGGTACTTCTGAAAATATTACACACGATGGAAAAACCCTTGCTACTGTAATCAACGAATTGAGTACTGATACACAAACAGTTAAAACTTCCGTCGAAAAAGTTGCAAGTGATTTGGCTACAGAGACATCTAGGGCTTTGTCTGCTGAAGCAAAAAACGCTAATGATATTGTCACAGAAGCTTCCAGAGCAAAAGTAGAAGAGAACAGAATTGAAGGGCTGGTAACAACTAATAAGGAAAATATTAGTCAACTACAGACAGATATGAAGTTAAAAGCTCCCATTGATTCTCCTGTATTTACTGGAGTTCCTCAATCTACTATGTCTCCTGACGCTAACGATAGTTCTCAAAGACTTGCAACTACTAACTGGGTTAGAAGTGTTGTTCCAAGTCAAGATACTATTGCATCATTAATTTGGGCTAACTATGAAGAATAAAGAAATACAAAGACCACGTAATATGAGCCAACTAGACTATTTATGGACTACGTATGGCTCATATAAAGTGTCTAATGAAGTAGACACAGAAAATGATAGTATCCCTACTTCTTCTGCTATTAGAAATTATATTACTTCTATTGGAGAAGGTATTACAGAACTTGATTCAGAAGAAATTGATGGATATAAAATAAAGATTATCGGAAAGAACCCTAGCGGTCAAGAAGTTTCCTCTATTCAAATAGATTCTGATACTAAAATATCTAGTTTTCTGCGACACGTAGCTACGCAAACCGATGTTGATAATGGACTTGCTAATTATGTTGGAGAACATTGGTTAGTGTTAAAAACTAACACTGGTATGGAATATTGGGCTAGTGTTGATGATTTATTTATTAGAGGTCAAGAATCGGATACGATTATAAATCAGACTGAAGACGGGAAAATTTCTTCCTCTGTTAAAATAAACAATCCCATTATTAATAAATCTGTAGATTTAAAAACTTCTACAAGTGGGTTATGGGCTGATTTAGTTATAAATCCAAATACTAAATCCAGAACTATTATTGTAAAAGGAGACAACGGAATAGAATGTAAGTTTAATTGGGAGGGTACAGAAACTCCTGTTGCGCTCAAAAGTTTTGATACTTTTGATGAGTATCAACTTACTACCATTGACCCAGGAACTATTTATTTAGTAAAGGATGTAAAATCTATTTATTTTGGAGGAATCAAGTACTCTTCAGTAGGAATTGACCCTCAGGACTATTATACCAAAGACGAAGTTTATAATAAAGAGCAAGTCGATGCTCTTCCGCACGTAAATGCATATTCTAAATCAGAAACAGATACGTTATTAGATAAGAAAGCTGATGTAGACGACATTCCCACAGCATTACCTAATCCAAATGCTTTAGTTGTTAAATATAATGGAGAAATAGCTTTTACGTATGATGGTTCTAAAGCAGAAACTGGAAACTTTATAGTTAATGCAGATACGGTTCCCGGTATAGATGAGAAAGTAAAATCTATTTCTTATACAAAAGAGGAAGTAGATTCTATGATTACTCCTCATACTAATGCTTACACAAAAGAAGAATCCGATGCTAAGTATGCTACAAAAGCAACAACTTATACAAAAGAAGAAACTTATAGTAAACAAGAAGTTGATGTTTTAGTATCTAATCCTATTGATGCCTATACTAAAGCTGAATCTGACCAGAAATATGCTACTAAAAGTGAACTAGAAACCAAACAAAACGCTTTAGTAAGTGGAACAAACATTAAAACCTTTAATGGTCAATCTATCTTAGGAACTGGAAATATTGAATTTGAGCAAGGGAAAACAATTACAGTTGTAACTGAACTTCCCCAAACTGGAGACCCAGACAGGATATATTTAGTCCCAAATGAAAGTTCTAGAACCAACGATATTTACGACGAATACATTTGGCTAGTAGAACAAAGTAAGTGGGAATTTTTGGGAAATAAGCACGTAGATGTTGACCTTACCGATTATTATACTAAGGAAGAGGTAGACGCTCTTATTCCTCAAGTTGATTCATACACCAAAGCTGAATCTGACCAGAAATATGCTGTTAAAACAGATGTGTATACAAAGTCTGAAGTGGACGATTTAATTGTTCCTCAAATTGATGCTTATACTAAACAAGAAAGTGATTCTAAATATGCCACAATCGAAACTGTAAATAATAAGGTAGATAAAGTGGTCGGCAAACAACTTTCTACAGAAGACTATACCACTGAGGAGAAAGCCAAATTAGAAGGAATAGAAGAAAACGCTAACAATTATACGCATCCTACTACAGCCGGCAATAAACATATTCCTTCGGGAGGAACTACTGGACAAATGCTTGTTAATACCGAGGATGGAACTGCAGAATGGGCAGATGTAAGTAGTAAACTTCAGGAAAAGTTCGACCTATTAAATACCATGTGGCAACAACTTCAAGAAGAACAAACAAATCTTCAAAACAAAATCGAATCAATGGTTGTTAACGAAGATGTTTATTCATATGGAGTTGAATGGGATGTTACAGTAGCCGACCCAGCCTTAACAAGAATTGGGAATCCTTTGTTACATAAACAGCTTCCAATTCAATCATCATTTAGAGGTTGTGTAGCAGAAGGTCCGATTATAAAATATTGGTTAAACCCCAATGATTGGTCATTAAAAGAAAACGGAGAGCCCTCTGTGTTAGACGGAACAGATGGCACTGTAAGAGTAAACACTATAAAATTCTACGGAAAGTCTGGAAGTAAGTCAAACAAACGATGGGTTAAAATCTCAACTGTAAAAATTGATGATACATGGGTAGAAATTCCGGAATTATTAATTGACGCTTATGGATGCACAGTAGACACAACTACTTCTAGTACTCCAAAAGCAGTATCAGTAGTTAATACAACTGCGCAATTCAGAGGTGGAGGTAATAGAGCTGATAGAGATACTTATTTGGAATCGGATGCCTTTAGAACAGATTTAGGTAAGCCAAGAACTAGTACTACAAGAGCAAATATGCGAACTTATGCTACAAATGCTGGTTCTGAATTATTATGCTACGAATACTATAAGTGGATATTCTATTGGTGTTGGGTTATTGAATATGCAACGTTTAATTCTCAAGCTGCATACAATGCAGAATTAACTTCTGAAGGTTATCATCAAGGTGGTTTAGGAGCTGGTGTTACTACATGGGATGGTAGTTATTGGAATACTTATAATGGTTATTACCCATTAACACCATGTGGTTATGGTAACGATATAGGCAATTTTACTGGAATTAAAGACCTTGTTATTCCCGATACCACCGTTAGTGATTCTATTACTGTTGCTACTAAAACGTTTAAAATGCCTCGTTGGAGAGGATTCGACAATCCATTTGGAGATATTTGGACTAACTTAGAAGGTATAGTTATAAAAAGGAATGCTGCAAATGAAAACAGTAATGTATATACAACCATAGACCCAGAAGAATTTACTGATGAAATAGGAAGTAAATCTGTTGCGGGAATAGAGGTTGCAAGAGATGGTTGTATAAAAGCCTTTGACTTAGGAAGGACTGGAGAAATTATTCCATCTGAAGCTGGCAGCACTACAACAACATACATATGTGACTATCACTACTGCAAGGCTTCAAGCACAGCACTAAGAACGCTCTTCGTTGGCGGCCACGCTGGTGCTGGTGCTGGTGCTGGTCTTGGCTACTTCAATTCTGCTTATGAGGTCGGTTTTGTTCATCCCTATGTGGGCTTCAGAACACTAAATAAGGTAGTTTAACAAAATATACAATAGATAAAATACGAGATTAGGGGTACTATTTACCTACATTCTGTTGGTGCTGGACAAGTTAAATTTACTATAAAACACTCATCGTTAGCAGCAACGCTAATAATGGTAGTAATGCTAGTCTTAGCTACTTCAATTCTAATAATGGAGTCAGTAATGCTAATACCAATGTCAGCTTTATTATATATTGAATCGAGTAAGAATAGTTTTTGTCTGAGATAGCGTCCTTGCCCCTTGGCAAAAAATAACGTAGTATTTAATATAACGGGTGTTAGTAGGATTATTCTCGAACGCTTCCAACTAAAATATATAAGACCTTGAAACGAATAGGATATTTGCACGAACAAATATATTCACTTGATAATATCTATCTAGCGGACAGTAAGGCTAGACTAAATAAAAGAAATAGATGGGGAATAAATAAACATGATAAGCATAGAGATAAAGAAAATATTGAATTAGCTTTGAAATTGAGAGATTTAACATATGAAACTTCTCAATATAGTACATTTACAATATATGAGCCTAAGGAAAGATTAATCTTTAGGCTCCCATATTATCCAGACAGAATAACTCATCATGCTATTATGAACATCATGGAGCCCATCTGGACTAATATTTTTATCAAACAAACATATTCGTGTATAAAGGATAGAGGAATACATAATGTAGCATATGATTTAAAAAAGGTCTTAAATAAATATCCAGAGGAAACAAAATATTGTTTAAAAATGGATATTAGAAAATTTTACCCCTCTATTAACCACGACATCCTATATAATGATATACTCACAAAGAAGATAAAAGATAAGAAGCTTTTAGCACTTCTTCGAGAAATTATTTATTCTGCAGAAGGGGTTCCTATTGGAAATTATCTATCTCAATTCTTTGTAAATCTATATTTAACTTATTTTGACCATTGGGTTAAAGAAGAGTTGAAATGTAAATTTTACTTTAGGTATGCTGATGATATAGTTATATTGAGCGATAATAAAGATTATTTGCATAATATTCTAGTATCAATCAAGACATATTTAAAGGAGGTCTTAAAATTGAAATTAAAGCCAAATTACCAAGTTTTCCCAGTAGCCAGTAGAGGAATTGATTTTGTTGGTTATAAATTTTTTCATACCCATACTTTGATAAGAAAATCTATAAAAGTTAAACTTTTTAGATTAATTGCAAAGTATAGAAAAAAGAAAATATCGAGAACTGAGTTAAAACGAAGAATTCAAGCCTATTTAGGTTGGCTCAAGTATTGTGATTCTAAAAATTTATTAAGAAAAGTTCAACGACTAACAGGGTTAAGATGTACAAACTGGAATGGGAAAGAATCTAATATTTGTAGATTTTATAATAAATATATCCATGTTGTAGAAGTAATCAATTTCAGTAAGTGTTTCAGAGTTGATTTTGTCTACAAAAATAAACCTTATTATTTTAAAAGTAAGGACAAACGATTATTTTATTCCTTACTCAGATATACATTTCCGGTAAATTTTAAAATAAGACCTAATGTTAGAACCAAAAAGAATAAGCATGAACGTTCAGCCAGATAAAATTCAATTTCTTGGGAACGGAACATATTACTATAATTATGACATTCAATCTGAACAAGTTTTAGTAGATAACATAGAGACTGATGAACCGCATGAAGAAACAAGATGGAATTATATCCAAGTACATTTAAGAGGTTTTCCAGACTATAAAAAATGTATCGAGGCTGTTATTAGAGCCTATTTAACATTAAGTGAAGAACTCGCAATAATTAACAAATATAGTTCGTATCAATTAGGAGTAATAAAAGACCCTTCTGCTAGTTCTGATTATTATGAATATACTAGTTTAATAGCAACTATAAAGACTAATGTGAAAAAAGATTTTGAAATTTTAGAACCAGAAGTTTCAGAAGAACTTGTTCCAAGTCAAGCAGATATGATTAAACTATTACAAATACTTATAACAACTGCTGAACTTTCTGATACTCAAGCATTAATGTGCAAATCCTTATATCCTACTTGGAGGAGTTGTATAGGAAAAACGTTAAATGCTGGCGACAAAATAACGTACAAAGGAATTTTATACAAGGTAAAACAAACTATAAATACTGTATTGGAAAACCAAGCACCTGGTATAGAAACTGCAGCACTATACGAAGAAATTGATGAAAAACATAAAGGTACAAAGGAAGACCCTATTCCCTATAACGGAAATATGGAGCTTAAATTAGGCAAATATTATTCACAAGAAGGAGTAATTTACCTATGTTCTAGAGATAGTGGGCAAGCAGTTTATAATTCCCTAAAGGATTTAGTTGGAATATATGTGGTTGTTGCTTAATAAAAAACTATTAATAAATAATATTTATGGCTGAAGAAAAAAGAGTTATATTTAGTTTCTTGACACTTGATGGCTTTAAGGCAAGACTTGCGGATGGAACATTTACCCCTCAAGGGAATTATATGGTCTTTATTCAAGACAAGAAACTTATTTGGACTAAAGGGCAATATTTTGCTGAATCTAATGTAGCTGTTATTAAATTAAGTCGTCCTACTCCTAAGTCTCCTGGATATAATATAACAGAAGAGGAAGCTCGAACTATCGACGAAGCTTATGCTAATGGAAAGGTATTGATTTTTATAGAGAACGATATTCCTCTGCTCGTTAAATCAATAACCCCATCTGAATCTGAAGATTCAGGCTCGTATGAAGCTTATACCACTGATGTGATTTACAGAGATTCTTATGGATTTAAACTACAGTATTATAGAATTTATATAGATACTAAATCATTATTAGTCGAAGTAGTTTATTCAGATGATGAAGTATTATACTTAACTAATGCGGGAAACGGGAGTGAGTATCTAGCTAACGATGGAGAATATCATGTTATAAATGCAGAATCTGTTGAAACTACAGAAACAATTCCTGTTGCGGGAGGACCTCTTGCCGGATTACTAAATAATGCAGGAATTACAAGTATTTCATCCAAGACTAATATGCAGGATTTACTAATGTCATTGTTTACAAAAGAGTTATGGCCTAATAGTCTTACATTTACAGAAGGTGCACCTAACGCTACTATTTCAGTTCCTTCATTCACATTGAGTTCTACTGGATTAGTAGAAGTAGGTACTCCTATTACTATTAGTGATACCACATTATCTGCAGCTGTAGCATCTAGTACTCCTAGAAAGTATTCTGGATTTACTTATGGTTATAGTGCTGCTAATGATAACAGTAAAGACTCAGATAATAATACTATTACTATAAATGGTTCTAATGTAAATCTGTTAGAAGAAAATTATACTATGGCTAGATTAGTAAATGGAGAATCAGAAAGTGCTACTCCTAATACAGATTATTCTGCTGTTACTTTAGAAAGTAAAGTATTTAATGCAATTGAAGGAAGTAATACAGTGAAGGTAGATATTAAAGGACCAAAAGCAACTGCTACATTTGCATCTATGCCTGTATATTATGCTTGTTCTAATCTTGGTAAGACTAGTGATGAACATAAGACTGTAGCTAAAGAGAGTGCTACATTTAGCAGTATTGTTCCTGGTAATACTAAGACTTTAACTGTTACAGGTGTATATCCTTACTTTACTAATAAAGATAATATCATTGAATTTGCTAAACTTGCTTTAACTACTAATAAAACTTTAGATATTACATTTGTATCTGAGACTGCTAGTAATAAACACTCATTTAAGTTACCTGCTAAGTTTAATGTAACTAAAATTACATTATTAAATACTCTCAGTGGACAGTATGAAAACTATGATATAAATAAATTTACTACAACTGAAGAGAATATAGATGTTCAAGGTAAGCAAGTAGCTTATAAAGTATATACTCGTAATGATGGAACCAATGGAAGTTCATCATTTAAAATCACATTCGCATAATTATGAGAAATAAAGGAACGTTTGAATTTAGTGGTAATTTAGAGGTAAGGAAAGATGGGCCTCTTGAAGCCAAAAGTCTTGCCACTAACTATACCGATTTAGTTAAAGAAGAAAACTGGACTGATTCAGATGGAGTAGTTTGGGTATATCCAGGACTTAATGTTACTTGTAAAGATAGGCCTGGAAAAATATATCAATTAGCCTCGAATGATTATACAAATGAAGATAATTGGATTCCGATTGGGGATACATCAGAAATTAGTTCTAAATTACAGGATTTTATAAACAGCAAAGGCTCTGCCAATGGAATTGCTTCCTTGGATGAACAAGGGGTAGTTCCATCTGCCCAGCTTCCATCATATGTAGATGATGTAATTGATGTTTATGCTACTTATGATAAATCTGCAGAAGGTGTCTTAAGTAATATACAATTATTTTCTAATCAAGAAAAAACAACTCCTATCACTCCAGAATCAGGTAAGATTTATATAGATGTAGAAGGGAATTATCAATTTAGATGGACTGGAACTATATATACTACTGTCGGTGCTCCAACTGTATTAGGAGAAGTTACTGGTACAGCATACGACGGAGGTAAGGGTAAAGCTTTATCTGATAAAATAAACAAAATGTCGAATAAAGTAGTTGTAGGCCCTACTACAGTCGAAGCTGCTTCTGATACCATAATTTTATATTATGAGACCCATAAAACATCTACTAATGCTGATGAAGTAGATAGTCATACGATTAATGCAGCTACTACATCCAAAGCTGGAGTAATGTCAGCCACTGATAAAGCTAAGCTTGATTCGGCTGGCAAAGCAAAAGCATTGGCAAGTGCGACTTCTGGGCAATGGATTAGATTTGCAGAACTAGCTGGAAGTATGTATAATTCAGCAATCATTACAGTAAAAGAAGGAACTGCAGGAGCTACCTTCATTCTAAAGAAGGCACTTAACAAAGCTCCGGTTGTTAAAATACTCGATTTGAGCGATAACATATATTTAACTAAGATTAGAGTATGTACAGTTTTAAACGGAGACAGTACTGGATTTTTGGATGTTTATGTTAATACGGATTCTAGTAATATAGGTTTTAATATTGGAACTAGTATTGATATAAACTTAGTAGAGCCTTCTATAAATGGTTCTACTGAAGGATATAATATTGAAGAAGTTAGTTTAATATAAATCATAGGGAGGGTATATCCCTCCTTTAAATTATTTTATTTATGGCACAAGATTATGTAAAAGTAAAAAAAAAGTCGAATATGAAATGCTAGCTGTATTAGCATTAAAAGGCTTAAAATTGTTAAACGATAAAGTTAATAAATTATATGAAGAAAAACATAACCAGTAGGAGTGGTACTTTTAGAATAAAAGGAATGACAATTTTCAAGTAATATAATTTCTACGAGGGGGGGGGCTTGTAATTCAATATGAAGATGATTATGATTATAGCGAACCAACCTATTTTATTTTAAATAAATCAAATACTCCCGTTCATTTTGTAAC